TCGCGTACAAGAACCTCATCTGTGCTTTGCTCTTGAATGGCATCTTTTTCTTCTTTAGGTTTTCTTAAATCTACTTTGGTTACTGTTTCAGTACCAGTATCTAATCCCATTTTTTTTAGGGCTTTAGTTTCTTTTTCAGCCGTAGATGGATTTTCATCTTCTAAAACTTTTGCTTTTATTTCTTCTGACATAATATAATATAATTGTTTATTCTTTTAATAAAGGTAAGAATAATAAACCTTATGCTCCTTGATACGCTATAATAGTTCCTGAGTTTACATCAATTTCAGTCCAACGACCATAAATTGTTACACCTTTTGGAAATGTTACACTATCTACTACAAGACCTGCTGCTCCAGCTCCTATGCCTTCTGTATTAACATAAGTTGTTGCGCTTTCTGCAACTAACCCGCTTGCACTATCAAAAACTGTATCAGATAACATTGTTATTGCTACCCATACATTTCCGGAAGTTGGTGTTATTGCATCTGAACTTGCTGTTGTATATGCTGAACCGTTTATACTACCGGTCCAATCGTTTTTTACTACTTTACCCATTTTTTTATTTATTTATTTATTATTTAGGATCAAATTGTTCTAATCCAAAGCCTCCTAAAGTATCAAACCCAGCGGATTCAAAGTTTTTTGGTGGTGTATTATTTTTTCTTTGTTCTATTAATTCAGACTGTTGTGAGGCTTGAATTTTTGTTCTATCGTCTTTTCTATCTTCACGATACTTATCTTTATCATTAATCACTCGTAAATCCATTTCTTTAAGCTTAACGTTTAATTGAAACTCATGAAGCATAAGCTCTTTTTTAATAGCAGCTTCTCTTTCTAATTTTTGAATATCAAATTGTGTTTGAGCTTGTCCCATTTTAACTTTATTTTCAGTCATTACCTGATTCTTTTGAATATCTACGGCAGCAGCAGCCTCAGCGGCTTTTGCATTAGACTCAGATTGTAACTCTATATTTCTTCTTGAAACAGCTTGATCTCTTTCTTGTTTTTTTCTTTTTCTTAATTTTAATAACTCATTTGCAAGTTTTAAATTTTTAATATTTCTTACATCAATTGCATCTTCAAGATTAATTTGTTCTTTCTGTAGAGAAACCTGTATATTGTTTTCCAGTAATTGTTTTTCTTCTTCATCGGGAGTTAATTCTAAAAATATTCCAAAATCATGTAAGTGCAGCTCTTCTACTTCTTCTAAATTAGCAACATTAAATCTTCCTAAAGAATTTATAAAAGAGTTTTTTGTATTAGCAAATTCTAAAACATCTGAAATACGTAAACTAATAGCTTCAGCTGTTTTTAATGAAAGATATAAACCAGATTGTAATACATGCCTCGTTGCGGTATTAGAGTTTGCTGCAGCTAATTTTTGCAAGCCTACTAAAGCATTTTTATCAGGTAATGATCCATCTCGCGCTTCATTTAATCCCGTAACATCTCTCATGTTTTGTAAATAATAATTATAAGCTGTAATTAAAGAAGATATTTTTCCACCTCCATTTCCGCTTTGTAATTCTTGAATAGGTACTCTTCCGTTGTTAAACTCCCCATCTTGCGTCATTGATCTTCCAATAACAGAACCTGTTTGAAAAAACATATTTAAAGCTTCTTGAGGATTATAATTAGTTCCATTACCTAAGTCAACCTCAGCTATTCCGTCTGCATCTAAAAATACTCCGTCAGGCACCATTCTTGATAACACTTGTTGTAATTTTAAATGTGTTAATTGAATCATATCTGCAAACGTTGTCATCCTGCTAACTAATGATTCTAATCTTCCTTTATACATTCTAGGAGCCACAATATTATATGACATTTGAACTTTAGTGGTGTCAGATTTAGGTCTTGTCATATTTTCTGCCATTTGCCAGCTTAAAATATTTTCACTACCTATTATTTTTGCTCCACAATATAAAACTTCAATAGCTCTATCTACTTTTTCAAATCTTGATCTTTGATCTGCAGGAGGATTAAAGCTATCATCTTTTTTAATTGCTTTTTTACCGCCTGACGTAGTTTCTTTAATTTTATATGTTTGATTTCTATAAGTTTTATATTCAAAATATAAAATATATACGTAACCATCGTCGTCCCCATCTAAAGCCCCATACGATTTATTATATAACAAAGCGCCTGAGCCTAATCCGTTATCTTCAATATTTTTAATTTCTTCATCTGTAATTTCAGGAAATTGTTTTTTAAGCTCAACTATACTTAATTTTTTTATTTCACCTACGTAATATAAATCGTCAAAGTAAGGCGATTCTGTAAAAGAATATACAATATCAGATGGGTCTACATAATTTATAGTTATACCTTCTGCTTTATTAAATCCATTTTTTACACACCCCATCCCTATAACAGCTATGTCATAATCAAGTCTTTTCTTAATTAGTTCATATTTGTTTTTTTCCATAACATTGTTTATAGCTTCCTCTTGCGCTATTTCAATACCTTGTTTATATTCTAATTGCATATGAACACTTAGTTCATTTTCATCATAAGGTAATTTAGTAGGGTCTGTTTTATAAACATTTACACCTAGTCTGCTTTGGACGGCGTCAATATATTCTTTTGACTTCATGTCTCGAAGTATATTTGACATATAGCTATTTCTTTTTTCTATTGAGCTAGGGTCCTGCGAATAAGCTTTTACATCATATGTTCTTTCTGCAATACCATTAACTACTATATCTACGAACTTAGGAATAATAGGTACAGGTTTCCAATCTAAATTTAAATAAGATAAATCTCCATTTATTGAAAGTTCATCTTTATATTTTTGTATTGATTGTTCACCTCTTGCATATAATCTTAATCTATGAAAGTTTTCACGATTAGATTGATACCTTGAAGTACCAGAATCTTTTTTAAACCATTCCGATTCAATAGCTCTTCCTATTTTCTTACCATATTCTATGCTAGCTTTTTCTGCGTCAGATACTGACATACTCGGAAATAATCCTGTTGGGTGTGACTTTGCCATTTACTTTAATATTTTTGATAAACTACCTTGGTTATTATATTTTTTAAATTCAAACTCTAATTTCTTTTTTGTTTTTACTACAGCGGGTGCATACATATTTTTATTACATGCCATTATTGCAAGCCCTGAACTTATTGCTGCATCAAACTTTGTTCTTTTATTTATATCAAACAAAGCCCAATCATTTAATGTACGATCAAAATATAAATCACCATAGTTGTTATCTTCTTTTAATCCTACATGTTTGTCTATATATGATTCTATAGCTGCCGCGTGTGCTTGTCTAATATCTTCTGAGGAATTTGGTATACCTCCTACTTCTTTTTCTGTAACTGATAATTTATTATAATTTTTATCAGGTCTATTCATTGAATATCCTCTATAGCCTCTTCTTTTTAAATAATACAAAAGTCTTGGCTTATTGTTTTCTGCTAATAACGGCATTCCATAAAATACTAATGCCATTAATACATCTTCAAAAAACATTTCCGCTGTTGGCGGCCTTGATACATATTCAAGAAAAAAACTATTAGAAGGGGCTTCGTCTAAGCTAAACTTAGTCAATCCATGTAAAGCTCCTTTAGATCCTTGACCATCTGTCGTTCCGGATATATCGTAACTATCACATCCAAAAGCCCCTAAGTGTTCATTACCAGGATGCTTTCTTCCACTTCTATTAATTACAATGTTTTGCATATGTACAGGTGGTATCCAAGAAATATTAAATCTTCCTTTTAAGTCTGGCATAAAAATAACTTTGCTATCTTTTATTCCATTTTCCCATTGAAAGTTTCCTTTTGATACAAACCCAGATCCTTTTAAATCTCCATTGTAATCTATTTGTTCGTATATCTTTTGTAAATTAAATATACTATTTTTTGTTTCGTCTCTAAACGCATGTTCTTCAGTACGCGGGAATTGACGATAAAATTCATTTAATGCGTCTTGGTCGCCTTTAAGACCATCTGCTTCGTTTTGCCAATGTTCAATAACTCCTGTTCCAATTGTTTCTCCATAATTGTCGCGAGCGCTAGTATCTCCAGATTCAAAGAC